GAAGAGGGGTTGCCAGTAGTTGCAAATTGGAAGGGTCGCACAGGTAGACCAGTAGAGATAGAAGCAATTATATTTGCATGGGACTACCGAGTGATGACAGGATTTGCACCAGAGGGTTGCTGTAGTGCCAATTAAATTAGTGTCACAAGGTGGGTTGATTTTTACCCACTAGGCACTATAATAGTAATATAAACAGATTTCCAAACATCTATGAATTTTTTCTACATTGATCCAACAGACTACACCGATCTCTACGAAGCGTGTTATGCAGAAGTAGTCGCCGAAGCGAAAGACACAGGCGATTATCCTATGTACGGAGAAGCAATGCTTCGCCAATCCGCACAGTGGAAAATGGAAGACCTACTAGCAGAGGTTGCCTAAGATGACATTTTTCAAGCACGTTGAACTTCACAAATACGACCTAACAGATAAGGACATCTCACAGGCGTGTTACGATGAAATGAGAGCAGAGGGGTATGACCTCGTAATTACAGAAAAAGAAATGCGAGTCCTAGCAGATCACAGACGTGAGGAGTTTAAGGACTACATGAGACCACTATTCGCACCATTGGAGGACTAATGCCAGAGAACACATTTATTTACGACACAGTGTGGGAGGAGTTCCGAGAGGAACTTCAACTCACCTATGATGAGATGTGTGAAGCAATTATGTTTGATGAAGACCGCAGTTTGTTTAATGAACTGATGGACAGAGTGAATCACTGTACATGGCAAGAAGCACAGCGTTTAGCGTGGATGCAAGGCGAACCACCAGAGTATAAGAGACGAGTTCCAGAGGATTGTCCATTCTGACACACACAGGGCAGTTATTTTATAGTTGCCCTTTTTTGTTGCCCGAGCCGTGCAAAAAACGATAGAGACCCTAACCTACAAAAGTATCCAAACGAGCGATAAATATAATTGCAAAATGAAAAAAATTTTGCTATAATATGAAAAAAATTTTCCTGGTAAAAAATGACTGAAAAACCCGAGCTAGAAATGAATGACTATGGAAGCAAAGTTGATGCACTTGTGGATAGTATGGAAGAGACAATAGAACCTCCCGTGTTTGAGGATTCAGAACGTGCGATGAAGGAACTCAAGGAAGATCCAAGATTCATGGTAGTCCTCCATGAGAAACAACTTGATAGTATGGCAACTGTGATAGAGGAAATTGCACAACGTCTAATTAGTCTAGAAGCAAAAGTCATAGAATTAGAAACAACAACGAGGTTCCCTTCTGATTCGCCCACGAAAAACTTATCCATAGGTTCTGAACTATGAGAGACCCACAAGAAGCAAACTACTACGAAAGAATACTGAACAACTTTGATCAGTTCTGCGATGAATTTGAATTCGCAGCAGCAAAAAGATTCTCAGGACAAGATGATGACAGCAGACAACCAATTGATAATGCAGAAATTAAACGACAAACTCCAAGAGTTGTCAGAGAAATTAACCACGATGGAGAAGAGGTTAACCTCCTTAGAGAAAATGCAATTGATGTATCGCCCACCGAAAGCAGACAAGCACGAGAAGATAGCTGATACACTTGATAGACTACATAATGACATAGAAAGAATGATGGTCAGAGAACAATGACACAAGCAGTAGCATATAAAGGATCAGATTGTAATACAGGTCATGGATGTGATAGCACTGTTAAAATTAATGGTGGTAGTGGTGATGTAATTATCGGTGGACTTAAAAGTGTAGCAAGAAAGGATGATCCATTAGAAGATCATGCTTATCCAAATCCAGGTCCACCACCTGACTGTATTCCTCACCTAGGGCAAAAGGTTAACGAAGGATCTGCAACAGTTTTCGTCAACGATAGACCAATTGCAAGAGTTGGTGATTCTGTTGATGTTGGTGGTGAGATTACAGAAGGTATATCATCAGTAGTTGCAGGTGGTTGAATTTTATGATACAATACTATTAGTTGAAACTTATTATGGCATTATATAACAGTCCGAACTATACAGAAGCACAACCGAAGAAGACAAGACAAGGTAAATCACAGAATACGAAGCTTAGTGCGACAGCACGTAATGGTCGTAAGAAGAGATACAGAGGTCAGGGTAAATAAAAAAGGAGCGTGATCTCCGAGCAAAGACTCCGAAAAAATATAAAGTAAATTATGTTAATTAATAAAATTGAGGTAGATGAAGGTCGTGATATTATTATCATGGACGAAGCTTTCAAGTTTGGTGATCATCTTGCATTATACGACACGTGCATGTCTTTGAAGTACTCTTGTAAGAATACGAGTAACCTTGACATACAAAACATAAGTGATAAGAGAATGAGAGCGGATCTACCTCAACTTGATCAAATTCAACTTATGGCAATGGATGAGGATGGAGCGAGACTCCGAAAATCATTGTGTCCTGATTGTGGAAAAGAAGCAACGAAAGAATCGGGTGGTATGGCAAACTTTCCTGACGATAACATATTGAACACAATATTCCGTGATTCATATCGTATGGAGAATTTTTCTAAATTTATTGATACCACAAAATATGATTTTACAAACGCATATGTTAACTTAGGTCTAGTCAATGATTCTCATGAGATCCACGTAGATGCTCCTAGAAAGGGCATGGGATATACTATGTTGATATATCCTAATATTGAATGGGGAATGAATCACGGTGGTGAGACTGTCTTCTATGAGGAAGATAGAAGTGAGATAGTATACATAAATCCATATAAACCAGGTAGAATATGCATTTTTGATGGAAGTATACCTCACTGTGCAAAACCACAAGCATTAATAGGTCCTAAGTATAGATTTACGATTGCAATTAAGTTTGTACCCATCAATCCACAAGATGATGTAGAAATACTTGAAAAATAGAGATGTATCAGGCACTACCAAAAGAATTGTACGTAAAGGATAGTCCCATAGCAGGTCAAGGTATTTTCGCTAGAGAAGATATTGATGCTATGATGTATCTTGGTGTGTCTCATATTATATTGGATGATGTGATATGGAGATCCCCTCTAGGAGGGTTCATAAACCATTCTGACGAACCAAACTGTATTAAGTGGTGCGAAGATAATATTTACTATGTGAAGACGATAAGAGAGATTAAGAAGGGAGAAGAGTTGTTTTTGAAGTACACATTTTATAAAGTAACTTAAAAGTCGCTAAATATAACTGACTTCGTATATTGTCGGTAAATGGCGACCACTCTGTCCTATAAGGATATTAATATTACGTTTAAAAAGCATCCTGTAACTAATGACGTTGTTGTTAGTAAGGATGCTTCTGCTATTAAGCAAGCTATTGTTAATTTACTGCTAACTAATAAGGGCGAGAGATTGATGAATCCTACTTATGGTTCCGACATACGAAAATATTTGTTTGAACCTTTAGACTATGGTACTTCATTTCTAATTAAAGGAAATATAGAATCCACCATATCTAAATTTGAACCAAGAATTAGTGTTCTGCGTATTTCATGTAAACCAAACTATGATGATAATGGTTTTGACGTTGAAATGACTTATAGAATACAAGGTACAGACGATCCACCAGTAGCCGTAGACTTCTTCCTATCAAGGACGAGATAATGCCATATACCCAATTAAACAACTTAGACTTTGCTGATATCAAAGTAGCTCTCAAAGAATATATGAGAGCACAGACGGATTTTACTGATTACGATTTTGAAGGATCCGCAATCAGTCAAATTTTAGATGTACTAGCGTACAATACCTACTATACCGCATTCAATACCAACATGGTGGTGAATGAGTTGTTCTTAGATTCCGCAACTCTGCGGGACAATGTGGTATCTCTTGCAAAACAATTAGGGTATACTCCCAAGTCTGTTACAGCACCTAAAGCATCTGTTAGTATGGCACTGACATTTACTGGTACAGCACCTGCGGAAGTAGCACTTAAAAGAGGTAGTGGGTTTGTTACAAATTATGATGGAAGTCTATATCGTTATATACTGAAGGATAATTTAAAAGTATCAGTTGCAAATAATATTGCAACATTTACTGATGTACCAATATATGAGGGATCTCAAATTGTTACCAATATAGTAGTTGACACTAATTCAAAGAGTCAGAGATTTATTATTGATAACTCTGGTGTTGATATTAATACATTAAGTGTAAGAGTATTCCAAGCAGTAAACTCAAGTATATTCAAAGATTATAAACAGGCAAACAATATATTAGATATTGGTGCAACTGATAGTGTATATTTTATTAATGAGATTGAAGATGAAAAATATGAGATATTTTTTGGTGATGGTGTATTAGGTAAGAAGTTAGAAGATAATAATGTAGTTGAAATGAGTTACATTGTAACAAATGGAACTGCTACTAATGGTGCAAAGACTTTTACATTCAATGGTCTTATGGAAGATGAGAATGGTACTACTGTAACTCTTCCCTTTTCAATATCATCTGTTAATACAACATCAGTAGCATCTGGTGGTGCAGATATTGAAACGATTGATAAGATCAAGTATAACGCTCCTAAATTTTACAATTCCCAGAATAGAGCAGTTACTGGTAATGATTATAAAGCAATTGTGCGGAACTTATATCCTGCAACAAGCGATGTTATCGTATTTGGTGGTGAAGAGCAAGTACCTCCTGCATATGGCAAAGTATTTCTTTCTATCAAACCCACTGAAGCAACTACACTTTCATCATTTACTAAAAATGAATTGACACAGGAACTTAAAAAGTATACAGTTGCGTCTATTAGACCAGAATTTATTGATCCTTCTATTTTATTCCTAGAATTGACCAGTAACATATACTACACTGGCACTAAGACACAATTACTACCTGCGGAAATAGCAACCAAGGCATCTACAGCAATAGTTGAGTATCTAAAGACATCTCAGACTGAAAAGTTTAATGGTAAGTTTAGATATAGTAAATTTATTGGTGT